AAACATGCAAGTTATCGCAGATGATATTGCAAATCCAAAAGTTGTTAAGCCTAAAGTTGGTACTATAGACTATAATACTGGTGAAGTTAATCTTGTTGGATTTATCACAGACGGATTTGTGGGTTCAGGAATTAAATTTATGGCAACTACTTTAAATAAAGATATTACTACTCCTAACGGTAGAATTTTTGCGATTAAAGATTCAGACGTAACAATTAATTTAATAGAGTCTAAATAACATGGCCTACGATGTAGAAAAGAATATCGCGATTAAAATAGCACAACAGTTTCCTGCTATATATCGTGAAGAGCAAAGTGAATTAGTACAATTAGTTACAGACTATTATAGATTCATGGAGACTCAAACTAATCAAGCTGTTTATAATAGCAGAAGAATGTTTGAATACCGCGATATTACTACTACGCTTCAATCTATGATTATCTTCTTTCAGAAGAAATACTTAGTAGATTTGCCGTTATTAGAAGATGCAAGCGTTAGATTACTGGTAAAGAATATTCTTGCTCTTTACAGAAGAAAGGGTTCAGAGAACGGGATCGTATTATTCTTTAGAATGTTTTATAACGAAGATGTTCAGATATATAACCCTTCACAGAATATATTCAAACCTTCTGATTCAGATTGGCGTACAGGAGAATTCCTACAGTTAATTCCAAACAAACATGTATTTTATGCAAGAGACGGCGTTACGTTATATGACTATTCAGATTTATTGAACAAAAATATCGTTGGTTCGACATCTCATGCAAAGGCTGCAGTAGATAAAATCAACTTTATTCTTTTAAATAATACTCTAACACCTATTATATACATTAATCAAGTTAAAGGCCAATTTCAAAGATACGACGATATTGTTGCTAGAATAAATGGACAAGATATTTCGTTTGGTATTGTAAACGGTTCTGCATCTGGTGTAGTAATAGACTTAGATTACGGCGGTACTACCGGCAATAACATAGGTGATATTTTTAATATTACTTCTACTTACGGAAAAGGCGCAACATGTATTGTAACTGATACGCAAGATGAGTTTACAGGTATTGTAAACTATAATTTAACAGACGGTGGCTTTGGCTATACGATAGAAAATACGAAACTTATTGTTTCAGATCAAGTTTTAGTTTTAGAAAACGAACCTAATCTTTTCAATGAGCTAGAATATTTAACTGATCAATCAGGAAATCGGGGTAAAGTTATTGGCCAGAACGCTTCATCAGTAGGTTTACTTATGGATGTTGGTGATGAGTTTACTGGTAGCAGTGTAATAACCACAGAAGATAGAACACCAAACATAACAATTGATGATATTCTTACTGTATCACCGAAGAATAGCTCTTCACCAGGTCCTTTATACCCTGATACTAGCGATATTAATGATGTTAAAGTAGAAACTCTTACTAATATTCAAAATATCAGTCTTATTACAGACGTTATTTCTGGATTCTTAGCAGTACCTCTAAACTCTGCAAATTTCAATGCCGTTCCACCTGCTTCAGCACCAATGAGTGGTACAGCAAACCCAGTAACTTTAGCTACGCCTCTCAACACGGCTTTTGATTTAACACCGTTTAATATCGGCACAATTCAATCATTTGAAAATATCGATCCAGGCACAGGCTATGTAAATGATGTGTTTACACTGATACGTGATGAAGTTATGATAGCTTTTGAAAGATACGAGCAGATTATTATTGTTAATAATTTCAGTGCTCTCTTTTCGGTTGGCGATACAATTAGTCAAGCAAGCTCAGGAGTTTCTGGTATTATAACATCGATAAATGCTGATGACAGTTTTATTAAAGTAAGACCATTCGCTTATTACGGGTTCAACGAATCAAATATTTCTCATAAGGGAACATCGTATAGTGTCATTGCTACTGAAAGAGACTATGGCTCAGATCAGTATGGAAAAAACGCTGAGATGGAATCTCGAACGCTATTTGCTACTGGTAGAGTTTCAGAGGTTAAAATACTTAGCTCTGGTTTTGGTTACATCGATGGCGAAATAGTGTATTTAACTGATGATGACGGTAATAGAGTTGCAAGAGGTACCATGATAGCTGATGCACAAGGTATATCTGCTGGTTTCTGGGGTGGAGAAACATCACACATAAACGGTTATAAAGCCGATGGGTCATATTACGACTCAAGAAATAAACTACACGATTCTGATTTCTATCAAGAATATTCTTATGAGATTAGATCTACTGTAGATATAGAAACTTATAGAGAAACGCTTAAGCAAAACGTACACCTCGCAGGTACAAGATTATTTGGTAAGTTTAATTACAACAAGAAATCGACTGTAGGCTTAAAGTCTAGATTCTATGTAAATGTAAAAGAGGATCCATTAATAGGCGGAGATCCAATTGTTGGACCAAATCAACCAGGCGAACAGATTTATTATAGCAGTGATAGAAATACGATATCAGTGGACACTATCAATTTACGAGTTGATACCGCTTAGGATAAATAGATAAAAGACCTTAGGAGCATAAAATGGCTAAACAAAACATCGGAGTAGGCTCCACAGCAAACGACGGAACGGGAGATCCGTTGCGCAATGCTATGGTTAAAATTAATGCCAACTTTACAGAATTATACGACGGACAATTCGATGGTGCTTACGCATCATTAACTGGAGGACCTACAAGCTTATTATATTGGGTTAATGACGGTACTGCTGGGCAAGTAATTACTACAGACGGATCAGGAGTTTTAACGTTTCAGGATCAAGCAGCGGGTTATACAAACTCTAATGTTGATACACATTTAAATACAAGTACAGCAGCTAATAACCAAATATTATCTTGGGATGGCGCCGATTATGATTGGATTGACGCTGGGTCAGGTAGTGGCGGTTTATCTAACACAGAAGTTATAAACGTTGTAACTAGCTCAGATCTAGATATGGGCACCAACAAAATATTATTTAGTAATGTATACGCCGCAGAAGGTGATTTACCTTCTGCTAGTAGTTATCACGGCATGTTTGCTCACGTACACGGTACTGGTGCTGCTTATTATGCTCATAATGGTGCTTGGGTTCAATTAGCTAACAACTCAGACATCGGCGGTGGCGGAGGAGGCTCATTACAGTCAAGGACATCACCTAACGGTTCAACTGCTTCTTTAGCAAATAACGCAAGTGGCGATCTTGATCTAACTGGATTTAAATCATATTCATTGTTTACTATCACAACTGACAGAGCTGCTTGGGTTAGGATTTATGCTAACGGCGCTACACGTACTGCAGATAATTCACGCGGCGAAGGTACTGATCCAACTCCAGATGCTGGCGTTATTGCAGAAGTAATTACTACAGGTGCTGAAACAGTTATAGTATCTCCTGGCGTTATTGGATTTAATCTTGAAGCATCGCCGACAACATCTATACCATGCCGAGTTACAAACAAATCTGGATCAACGAGTGCTGTTTTAGTAACACTTAATATTCTGCAGTTAGAGGCTTAAGCGCAATATGGAAAAGTTCGAATGGATTGTTACACTACATAATAGAGATGATCTTGAAGGTTTCTACGATGATATGGAAACTCCGGGAGGTTCCATCACTATACCTAATAGATCAGTTGAGTTAACACAAAGAAGAAAAATCAGCCGTAATACTCATTACATGCTTACATTTGCTGAAGCTGAAGAAGTATTAGCAGACGAAAGGGTTTGGGGTGTAGACTTAGCTAAAGAAGTAGAAGAATCTATTAGACCAAACTATACTCAAACCGGTACATTTTCTAAAGATTGGTTTACTGACGAATCAGATAAAAACTGGGGATTATTAAGACATAGCGAAACAACAAACAGAAGTAATTGGGGTTCTAACGGAACAACTAATATTACTGATAGTTTAACTGTGACTGCCTCAGGAAAAAATGTTGATGTTGTAATTGTTGATGGACACATCGATCCTGGACATCCTGAATTCGCAACAATTGGAACTGAGACAGATTATTCGGATGGTGCACTTGTAAGTGACTCATCTAACGGAGCAGTATTTGATAGATCAATTACAG